TGGTAACGCTATTGCCTGGTTCAATGATAGTGAAAATCCTGGCCAAAAGAGAAAAACAATAACGCTTAGTGATGGAGGTTGGCAAAGTGTAACAACTAAAGAGCGATTGAATGGTATTCTTGATCATTTGAATTTAGGCCATATATTCCAAAAAGATTTTGTTTGGTATTATTCTCCAGGAAGTGGCTGTGTTAAACCTTTTGGTGGATCAATGGAGATCAGACTATGAGAGATTGGATTGGAGATGCAACTAAATTGTTTGAAGGCAAGATAGTTGAAAAAATTGAATACACCACTACCAGGGATCTAAAGAATTTGGGTTGGAATAAATCTGCTCCGATGATTATCTTTACTGATGGCACGTATATTTTGGCAAGCTGTGATGATGAGGGTAATGAAGGCGGAGTGTTTTTCACTCCCTTTGATGATATGCCCGTGATCCCTAGCAACGGTAACTTACAACCTGGTCAACGTGTAACGCCAACGTAACGCCAACGTAACGATCACGTAACGGTTAACGTAAAGCCCGCCTAAAGTTTTTACTAAGGTGGGTTTTTTTTCGCCCGTAACATAGGGATTTTTAATAAAATTAATATTTCAAATTGAATAATATGCCAGGCCAGGCCAGGTTATAATTTCGGCATGGATCAATTTTGATCTTGTTTTTAATCATGGAGATTAGATTATGCAAAACGATATAAAAGAAAGTTACTCAGTAGATGATACATATCACGGTGAAATTATGAAGTTTGAAGATTACGATCAAGCGATAGAGTGGTGCCAGGAGCAAGAGATAATTTACTACCATAAGGCAATGCAATACCTGGCCGAAAATGATGCAAGCCTGGTAGAGTCTTTTAACCTGGCCGATAACATCGGATACACGTTTCAAAGTATTAACAGCGAAACACTTGCAACGATCCATTTACAAGATGCATTGATCAATTCAATAACGGAGGTTAACTAATGTTAATTAAACAAAAAGAAATTAATTGTTTTAGGTTTCTATCTTTGATCCAGGCGCTAAAGCTTGAAATTTTAGGTATGAAAAAATCAGGCACTTCGGCTTATAAAATGGCAAAGGTGGAATATAACTTAAAAGGATCTAAACAAAGTGTATTAGATCAACTACTAATAATAAAGGCGGGCATGTAATGGGAAGATCAAACACAAGAAAATTAATAGCTTTAGATACATGGATACTAAATGCAAGCCTGGAGGAGGTTTATAACGATAGCGATATTAACTTTTTGAAAGGTTGGCAGTTTGGAGGCCTGGGAGGGTTTGAAAATAAACTATCTTTGACTATGGCTCATGCAGATGGATCAAACATTATGAGATTATATAAAGGCTTCCCCGAAAAGGTTGTAGGAATGAGAGCGTATCAGATCAAGCCTGGCTTTTGGGATCTTGTAACGGGTAACGATCAAATCCTGGAAGATCATTTGAACGATCTAAAAGCGTTTGCCAATGCTTGATCAGTTGATCCAGGCGTTAATGGCGGTTGATCTAATGATTCAAGCGGTAATAGATCAGTTATTCAGTTGATCAGTTAAAAGGGGGGAATATTAAGCCAGCATTAATTGCTGGTTTTTTTACGCCTGGTGTTTTTGTATAACTTAGTGGATAAGTATTCAGCGGCCAGGGTTTAAACTACTACTGTCAAAGCATTATTTTGTATTAATAATTGTTAATAACTTTTTGATCATATCCTGGTAAATAGTTTGATCAATACCTGGTAATTTTTAAAGCCTGGGAAGCATTGGAAGTCATGTAGGAAGTTAAATTAAACTTCTGGAAGTCTGTCAAATGGTTTTTGGAAGTTAAATCAATCCAGGATCAAGCGTTTTTGCTCCGATAAAAGATAAATTAGCTACGATCAAAGATAAAACGATCCAGGATCATACGATCTGGAATGAATAGAAGTTGATCAGTTAGAAGAGATCAACCAGGATTAAGTGATCTATGAAGGCCAGGATCATTAGATCAATAAGATTAGTAGATGCTTAGTTAATTGTTAGCCAGGATCTATAAGGGTTTGGAGTAAATAAGCCTGGGTTGCTAATCCTACTCATTTTCTTTTTATCTCTCATATTGTGTAAGCTGGCGTTTAATCGGTGCTATGTAAGGCTTTAAGCTATGTTTAAGAGTGTATCTTTTTAGCTTTTAAGCTAATCGATAGGGGGAGGCTCACTTGCTTGCTTGCAGTAATGGATGCTATACCCAAGACAGAAAAAACGGGATTTCAAAAAAGAGGAGAAATGGGAATATAGCCATAAGAGGCTATCCGCATTAACTATGTTAGCTTTAGAAGGGATAAGTGATTACTACTATGTGTTGGCTAACTAGTTAAGAAGGATTTTAGCTGACGAAACGAATACTGTCAAGTCATAATATATTGATATTGTTTATGTTTATGTATTTGCTTCAGTATATAATAATGATACTTTAACCTCTTACAGGGAGATAATTAAATGACAGAGAAAAGACGTGGTAATCCTGCAATGGTGAAGGGTAAGGCTATGAATCCTTTAGGAAGACCTAAGGGTATTCGTAACAAGTACACACTACTAGCTAGAGAAATGATGACCGAGAAAGGGCCTGACATCGTACAGAAGATTGTTGATATGGCTATGGATGGTGATGTTCATTGTTTGAAGATGTGTATTGATCGTATCTTGCCTGTTCATAAAGCTGTTGATCCTAGTAGAACAAAACAAGACTCTAAGATTATTATTAATGTTGGTGCTTCTACTGGAATAGAGGCTAAGATAGCTGATACTGATCCTGCTAAACTTGTTAATCCTAAAACTAAGCAAGATGATGATTTGATAATTGAAGTAGGTGAGGTTATAGAGTGAATGAACTACCTGAAAATTACTGGGCTAGACAAGCTAGGCAAAGTAAGCTACTTGAAAAGCTTAGGAAGTTAGTTAAAGAACAAAAGGAAAAGAAGGATGCCTGAATTAAACGTTGACCTTCATCCTGCTCAGTTAGAGATATTCAATTCAACTGCTAGATTTAAAGCTGTGGCTGCTGGACGTAGATTCGGTAAGTCTAGGCTTGCTGCTTGGATATTGTTAATTAAAGCTCTACAGTCTGATTCAAAAGACGTGTTTTATATCGGTCCTACGTTTCAACAATCTAAAGACATTATGTGGGCGATGCTAAAAGAGCTAGGTGAAGATTTGATCGTTGCTGCTCATGAGAACACTGCTGTATTAACTCTAGTAAATGGGCGGAAGATCTATTTGAAAGGATCTGATAGACCTGATACATTGCGTGGTGTTGGTTTGGCTTATGTTGTACTAGATGAGTACGCTTCTATGAAACCTAACGTGTGGGAACAGATTATTCGACCTACTCTTGCGGACGTTCGTGGTGGTGCTATGTTTATTGGTACTCCAGCAGGTAAGAATCACTTCTATGACGTTTATCAAGATGCAATGAAGCTAGATGACTGGGAAGCCTTCCAGTTTAACTCAACTGATAACCCGTTTATTCCTGATGATGAAATTGAAGCTGCAAGAGACTCTATGTCGTCTATGTCATTTCGTCAAGAGTTTGAAGCATCCTTTGAAACCTTCTCTGGTGGTGTGTTTAAAGAGGAATGGTTTAAAACAGCAGAAGAACCAGAAGAGGGGTCGTATGTTATTGCTATTGATCCTGCTGGATTTGAAGCTATTGAGAAAGAACGTAATTTGAAACGATCAAGACTTGATGAAACTGCTATTGCTATTGTTAAGATAGATAGAGACAAGTGGTGGGTTAAAGATATACTACATGGTCGTTGGAATATCAAGGAAACAGCTAGAAAGATACTTACATCTGCGGTAATTGTTGAATCTTCGACTGTTGGTATTGAAACTGGTTCGCTGAAGAACGCTATCTTGCCTTATTTAGAGGATGAGATGCGAACACAAGGTCAATATGTATCGATTATTGAGATGAGACATGGTGGTAAGAAAAAGGCTGACAGAATTGTATGGTCTTTACAAGG